GACCTGAACTTCATCATAGTCAATCCCTGTTAAAATGGTACCTGTTCCGCCAGCCGAAAGTGTTCTAACCTTTGGCTCTTGAGTTTCGCCATCGATAAACTTTTTAAATTCTCTATCTTTAATTGACGCCATTTTTCAGCCTTAATTTATATTTTAGTATGTCGATATAATACCAGCATACCCATTTTTTCCCTTCTTTCTGGGGTGTTGAATATCTAAAAAAACAACTATGAAGTTGATTATTTTTAAACATTTCAATAATAAGCTCATCCTTCGACTTTGCCTCAATGTAAACTTGAATAAGTGAAGATTTTTCCATTTCATTCTTTTTAAAAAAGGGGGCCGAGACCCCCTAGTTAAAATTAAGCTGCAGTTCCGATCATTACGCAACGCTTACCACTGTCAAGTAGTGACGCTCCATAAAGCATATCCATAGAGTATCTAACTCCAAGGTTTGCAAGATCAGATTCAGATTGAAATCTTGGCCCAAACTGAGACGCAAATCCCGCTGAACTTGGGTGAAACATTAGAGACTTTAGGTCTTCAATGTCGTTGTGTACGAATACTCTTACACCAAATACTTTCCCGATTTCACCATTCATTCTTGGCTCATTAGAACCATACTTAGATGCATCGATAAAGTTAGCAAGTGCAAGCATTACATTTTCCTGTGCAGGCGAAACACCTAGGAAACATTCTTGAGGATCTAGATATTGATTAATTAAAAGCTCTCTGGCATCTAGAATGTCAGCCTCTGCGATTGTAGTAGTAGCCGCATAAGCGATTCTGTGATCCGGTGCAGATGCACTGGCAGTCTCTAGAATGTTAATTAAATACTGATCAACGTCGCGAGCTAAGTCTTGAGACGCTCTTTTAACGTTTTCTTCAACAACTCTAACAACAGTTTGAACATTAGCAATGTCTTCTAAAAGCCACTGAATGTATTTGTGTTGATCTAGAGAAATTGCATCAGTACTCCAAGTGATAGCACTAGCGTCAGCCGCAGTGTTCTCTGCTTTAGATAAAACACTGAAACCACCAGCTCTTGGGATCTCAACTGACTTAGACCCTGGTACAACCAAGTCTGAGTAGTTACTAATCATTGGAAGAACTTTTGCCTCTTGTTGTAGGTATTCTTGTGATCTTGAGCTAATTACGTCCAGTGCCGCAGCAACTGTTTCCGTAACGCCTGTTAATGTATCAGCCATGATACTCTCCTTTTATTTTTTAGTTAAACTAGCGATTGCCTTTTTATAAAGCTCATCTTTAGTCGGTTGTTTTTCTTTAGGAGCATTATTCCCTGGTATAGCGTTAGCTACCGGAACTTTGGGCTTTGAAAATAGATAACCTTTAGATTGTAAAACTTCCTCATAAGCCTGATTTACGTTTAAAAATTCAGTCTCATCGTCGTTAACCTCAACAATACCAGTTTTTAAAATCTGGTCTATAACATCGTCAACACTAGCACCATCAGCTAAAGGTCTATCAATCATTTTTGCTACATTAAAGTTAAGATCTTTTTTCAGCAAACTCTTTTTATAATCGTTTAACTGAGACTTAACCTTAAGGCTTTCCCCTCGTTCTTTTTCAAGCAATTCTTGTAACTGGCCGTTTTTCTCCAGTTCCTCTTTTTCTTTAGATTCGAGCATTTCTTCTTTTTGTCTAAGTTTTGTTTTATAACCCTTAGATTCTTCGAGAATGCTCTCTTTACTTGCTCTTTCTAAGTCTAATTG